ATTGCCAGTGTCAGCTTTGGGGTGTATAAGAATTTCACCGCCATTGATATGCACACGGTACATGAGAAAGAAGTCATTGAGCAGCGTATTGTTGATACCAACAAGATAGAGAATTTCGTCAAGGCATTTGCGAAGTCCTACTATTCTTGGAGCAACACGCAGGAATCCATTGAGAAACGAACCGCAGCCATCAACCAATATCTGACAAAGAGCTTACAGGATTTGAATGTTGATACCGTCCGTATGGATATACCTACAAGCTCTACGGTAACAGACGTTAAGATTTGGGAGGTTGAAGCGGCTGGAATGAACGACTTTACCGTTGTCTACTCGGTAGATCAAACGGTAACGGAGGGAGAAACTACTATCGGCTACACTTCCGCTTATATGGTGGTAGTTCATGTAGATGGTGACGGAAATCTGGTTATTACACAGAATCCGACCATCAGCAGCATACCAACAAAATCCGGCTATGAACCAAAAACAAAAGAATCGGACGGAACAGTGGACGCTGCCACTACGGAGGAAGTTACAGAGTTCTTGGAAACATTCTTCAAGCTATACCCTACCGCAACAGAAAAGGAGCTTGCCTACTATGTATCGGGGAATGTGCTGGAACCTGTGAATTGTGAGTATGTGTTCTCGGAGCTGGTAAATCCTATCTTTACACAAGATGGTGAACAGGTGAAAGTGTCCGTATCAGTGAAATATCTCGACCAGAGGACAAAGGCAACACAGATTTCACAGTTTGATTTGACACTGGAAAAAGATAGTAACTGGAAGATTGTAAAATAATGAAGATGGGGAATGGACATTAAAAACCGTTCCCCTTTAATCATTTTCATTCACGTTTAATTTTTTTAACTGCTATTGCTTATTGTGCTACAAAAAATGCCATTCTTAATTTGGAAGATTAGTTCCAGAAAAATCAGAAAGAATATTGACACATAAGTGATGTGTGTATATAATGTGCATATATAAACATCACACTAAAGGAGGAAAGATATTTGAAGATAGTAATATCTAATACATCTGAAAATCCTCTTTACCAGCAAATCAAAGACCAAATAAAAGACGCTATCTTAAGAGAGGAATTAGTGGAGGGCGACGCCCTTCCGTCTATCCGTTCCTTTGCAAATGATTTAAAAGTCAGCGTCCTAACAATACGGAGGGTATATGATGAATTGGAAAAAGAGGGATTTATTACAAGTCAAGTCGGTATCGGGACTTTTGTTTCTACAAGTAATATTGAATTATTAAGGGAGTCCAAACGGCGACTTGTAGAGAAAAAAATGCTTGATATGATACAGACAGCTAAATCACTAAATATCAGCAAAGAGGAATTAAATGCCATGATGGACATTCTATACGAGGAGGAAAACTGAATGGACAATATTTTAGAAGTATCTGGAATCAATAAAAGTTACGATGATTTTTCCTTGAAGGACATCTCATTCTATTTACCAGAGGGATGTATCACTGGATTTGTGGGAATTAACGGGGCAGGTAAGACAACCACTCTACGAAGTATTTTAGGGCTTACCAACAATGTGTCGGGGAAAATAAATTTTTTTGGTATGGACATAAAGGGAAATGAAAGCGAAATAAAAGACCGTATCGGTATTGTGCTTGATGATGGTTGTTTTTATGATGAATTAACCATTTCAGAAATGAAAAGCATCATAGCACCTGCCTATAAAAACTGGTGTGAACAAGATTTTATTGATTACTTAGAACGTTTCGAGCTTAACCCAAAGCAAAAAATCAATACACTGTCGAAAGGTATGCGTATGAAATATGCTTTGGCATTAGCTCTTTCACATAAAGCGGAGCTACTTATTATGGACGAACCGACAAGCGGACTTGACCCACTGGTACGAAGCCAGCTTTTGGATATATTAAAAGATTATATGAACAAAGATGGAAAAGGTGTATTTTTTTCTACGCATATTACCTCTGATTTAGACAAAATTGCAGATATGCTGATTATGATTGATAGTGGGCAGATTGTTTTTCAAGAAGAAAAAGACCAGTTGCTTGACAGCTATCGAATTATAAAAGGAAGTGCAGAGAAACTGAATTCAGATACACGAAAGATGTTTCTTTGCACAGAAGAAAGTGCATTTAATTTTACGGGAATTACAAAACAGGCTTCTGTTGTTATGGAATGTATGCAGGATGTTCTTATAGAACGACCAACGATTGAAGACATTATGCTTGCGAATGTGGAAAGGAGAAAAAAGAATGTTATTTAGCTTAGTAAAAAAAGATTTTCTAATTGTAAAGAAATATGTGGGTATTATGCTTATTGTATCCTTTTTAATTCCGCCTATTATGCTTTGGCGTACACCTGAAGCGGCTGGAGCTATGGGTTTCACACTTACTATTATTTTCAGTATTTTTATGTTGACACAATATGTTTCCTTAAAGGAACATCAATATCCGAAAGCCGCTACTCTGCTTTGTGCAACGCCATATCCCCGTAGGCTGATTGTACTTTCAAAATATTTATTTTGTCTGGTTATTTATGCGGTATGCTGTTTGATTTTTGGGATTGACACACTTCTTTTCCCAAAACTTGGAACGTTTGATATTAGGATGGCGGTTATCATTTTTTTTACGGTCACTGTATTTTTATCTGTTTATTTTCCTGCTTTATATAAACTGGGATATGAAAAAACAAAATTTTTCTTTGTCTTAGTTATTATGGCATCCCCTATTTTGTTTGCAGCTCTGTTTAAACCAGAAAATAAGATGAAGTTTGATTTCTTAAATACGGTTTCCACAACAATGCTCATTATTTTTGGTATTGTAATTAGTCTTATCATTTTTTCAATATCCGCTATTCTGTCAATTAAGTTTTTTGAAAAGAGCGATTTGGCATAGGAGGTATCGTATGGAACATGATGTAATTATTTTGTATTTGATAGCAGGAGTATCGTTTACTTTCGCCTTGTTTAATTGTATTTTGTTTGCCTTGAAACATGGAAAGACAATGAAAACAAATGGAATGATTGTTTCAATAAAGTCTACAAACCCGACAAACGAAAAATGGCGTAATGCAAAACTGGCAGAGGTTTCCTATCTGGTAAATGGCAAGCGGATTGTGTCAAAAAATCGCATACAGGTTTCTCTTACCTCCGAGATAGGAACGCATATTCCTATCCGATATGACCGAAACCAACCAGACAAAATATACAGTTATTCAGTAAAACGAATTATTATAGGATTTTTAATTGGTGTAGGTAGCATACTTATAGCTGCGTTTATGCAAATTCATTAGAGAAAGGGGATATAGGATATGCCACATTTTCCAGAATGGTTTATAGTCATTTGTGTGTTGTTCCCTATTGCCAATTTGATTTATAAGGCATGGAAAAACAGAAAGAAATAGCAAAGTGGAGGTAATGATGAAAAAAACGGAATGGATACGCTGCCCTGTTTGTGGCAACAAAACCCGTGACAGAATTAGAGAAGATACGGTTTTAAAAAATTACCCGCTCTATTGTCCGAAATGTAAACAGGAAACCTTAATAGAAGCCAAAAATCTACAAATAATAGTAATCAAAGAGCCAGACGCACAGACGCAGAGCCGATAACACCGAGAATAGTTTTATCTTGGGTTATCGGCTTATTTTATTGGAAAGCTAAAAAGCATAGGATTACTCCTCCACTTCCTTAGACTTGATGATTCCGTCAATAACGCTTTCCATGATAACTAAATCTTTGTCGGACAGGTTATCAAGCTGCTTTTCCAACTGTATTCTTCTGGTGCTTTTCACCAGATCAGAAGCAGGCAGGAAAAAAGCGTCTGTTGATACATTCAATAAATGAACAAGGTCATAAAATACTTGTAAACTTGGGTGCTGCCCTTTGTTTTCAATATTCGTCAAATAGCGTGGGTCAATCTCAATCATTGCTCCCACTTGTTCACGGGTAAGACCTTGTTTCATGCGAGCTTCTTTGATTGCAAGACCAAAGGCTCTAAAATCATACTTATCTTCTTTTTTACGCATATGTAATCACCTCACTACATTTTACTGTTCCTGTTGATTTTCTAACAGGTATAGAAAAACGCATAGTATGGTTTGTAAGTTCCTATCTGCGTAAAAGGAACATTAAAAAAGTGCTGCATTGCGGTAAATAAAAAAAACCGCTATTGTCAGTAGCATTTTTGCATGTTAAAAATTTTCTTTGTTTAGATGGCGGTTGACAAGCCGCCTTTTTTCCATCCCCGAAAAACAGTATATAGGTTTGGGGTTAGCGGCTTTAGGAGGTAGCCGCATTGAGAAACCTACATAATCGACAATCTTTGATATATCCGATATTGTCAAAAAAATCTTAGCCTTTAAAGCGGTACAATATACCCTTGAATATGGTTTTTCACATTACATAGCAGGAATAACTATAAAAGCACAAGAACAGCATTCATTTTATGCTCTTGTGCTTTTTTGCTGCTTAAAAAAATTTTTTGACTTTTTTCTGATTTGGGTTACAAATCGCTCCTCCGTGTTGAGTGTTAGTGCGGAAAGAGGTAAAAAGCCTTTTCGCTTTAGCAACGTCAACTTGAAAGGAGGTGAGATTATGAAACCTTCTTCATTTGAGAACGCTATAAGACTTCAATTTGACTGTCTGGCTCGTAAGGTGATTGGCAGAACTGTAAAGAACTACAACAAAGAACTTGCCAGACGTGCAAAGCATGAAATATCTTTCTGTGAAATACCAGAGCTGGAATTAAACCAGTTGGGTGTATCGGACGAATACCCGATTGAATTTACTTCCTTTGATGTGTTCGGTACAGAAGTTCGTGTCTATGATGAGAAATTATGTGAAGCAATCAAAAAATTAAGCGAAAGACGACGCAATGTTGTGTTAATGTTCTATTTTCTGGAATTACCAGACGCAGAAATCGCAGAGATTTTGGATATTTCCAGAAACTCTGTTTATAGAAACAGAATGTGTTCACTAAAGCTCATTAGAGATATGTATGAGGAGGAATTATAACATGATGAAGTCTACAAAAAAGTGTCCTCTATTCTCCACAATCAGTTTAGCTGCTGATGGCGACGAAGTGGCAATAGAGAAAATATTAAATCACTATGACGCTTACATATCAAAAGCAAGTTTACGCCCGTTCTATGATGAACACGGAAATATGTATATTGTGGTCGACATGGAACTGAAAGGCAGAATCAGAGCTGCTCTTATTAAAGCAATTCTAGGTTTTGAAGTCAGAGTGAAATAAGCGAATATATACGGAGTGTTCTATCACCTCATTCCAGCTCCGTTTTACAAGTGTTCTTTGAAAAATGAATAAAGTAATCAGATACGTTTGATATACGGTGAGCCGACGGACTGGAACGCCATGACCCACGAAAGGAGGAATAAAGAAGCGAGCGACCATGCCAGTGATCCGTAAGCGACTGTTGGAAAAGTTGCTGCCATGACCTGTATATCAGAATAATGATACACCCGTATGACACGGTTCACCCATCAGAATGGGAATGGTGAAATTCCAGTGGAGCTTTCCAAAGCCATCTGATTACTTCTTATTTATAGACAAATTCTTTCATAATGTACAAGCATTTTTGCATACTTTGTAAATATATTGTAGTGAGGTGGTTCAATGGCAAATGACGCAAAGGTAGTTTGCAAGAATGTTTTTAAAAATTGTGATAGAGCGGCGTTTACAAAAGCATTTACTCTAAAATGGATAGAGTTGATAAATCAATATGAAAAAAATAAAGGAAAGACAACTCCTGCCAGATGATAGACAAACTATCCTACGAGATGTTATAATAACATTATGTAGAGATAGTTTGTTTCGTCTTCTCTAAAAGGAGAACGAAGCATGATAGAATCAAAATCAAGAGTTGCTATTTATTGCCGCTTATCAGAGGAAGATAGAAACAAACAATCAGAAACAGACGACAGTAACAGTATTCAGAATCAAAAGTCAATGTTACTTCAATACTCATTAGAGCATGGTTGGGAAGTCTACAACATATACAGTGATGATGATTACACTGGTTCTGACAGACGACGACCAGAATTTAACAGGTTGTTGGAGGACGCAAAGAATCGTAAATTTGATATTGTCCTTTGTAAGACACAATCCAGATTTACCAGAGAACTAGAATTAGTGGAAAAATATATCCACGGTCTTTTCCCTATTTGGGGTATTCGTTTCATCAGCATTGTTGATAATGCAGATACCGCTAATAAAGGAAATAAGAAATCAAGACAGATAAATGGTCTGGTGAATGAGTGGTACTTAGAGGATATGTCAGAAAACATTAAAAGCGTTCTCACTGACAGAAGAAAGAACGGACACCATATCGGTGCTTTTGCCCTGTATGGTTACAAAAAAGACCCTGACGTAAAAGGGCATTTGATTATTGATGAAGAAGCTGCGGAAGTTGTCAGAGAAGTTTTTACACTGTTTTCACAGGGATATGGAAAGACCGCCATTGCCCGTATGCTGAATGACAGAGGAATACCAAACCCTACGGAATACAAACGACTTCATGGTTTGCGTTACAAGCAGCCTAAAACGAAAAACAGTACCCTATGGAAATATTTTGCCATATCAGATATGTTGGTGAATGAAATCTATATCGGGAATATGGTTCAAGGGAAATATGGCAGCGTTTCTTATAAGACAAAGCAAAACAAACCCAGACCAAAAGACGAGTGGTACAGAGTTGAGGGTACACATGAGCCGATTATTGACCGTGAGTTATGGGATAGGGTTCAAGCATTGGTAGCTCAAAAGGCAAAACCTTTCACAGTTGGCACAATCGGCTTATTTGCCAGAAAAGCTCGCTGTATGAATTGTGGTTATACAATGCGTTCATCAAAGAATCGTGGTAAACATTATTTACAATGTTCTAACCGCCATGTAGCAAAGGACGCTTGTATAGGTTCTTTCATTTCAGTAGACAAATTGGAAAAAGCTGTGATTGACGAACTTAATAAGTTATCCGCAGAATATCTGGATAAAGATGAGCTTGAACAAAATGTGCAATTCAATAATGACTTGCGAGGTCAAAAAGAAGCTCTGGAAACGGAGATTGCTGCTTATCAAAAAAAGATTGCGGAATACACAAAAGGAATCCGTGAACTATATTTAGATAAGGTAAAGGGTATTCTTTCCGAACTTGATTACTTGGATTTATCTAAAGACTTCTCAACACAAAAAGAAAGGCTCGAAAAACTGGTAATTGATACGCAGAAACAGCTTGATGTTATTGAAAGAAAAATGCTGATTGGCGATAACAGACGACAGTTAATCGAGCAATATACAAATCTTGAACACTTAGACAGGGAAACGGTTGAAAAGCTGATTGATTATGTATTGGTCGGTAAGAAAGACCCTGTAACTAAGGAAGTACCTATTGAAATACATTGGAATTTCTAAAGTTCTCATATCTGGCAGCTAGTATGCCAGATTATCGGGAACTATCTTTTAAAACCTCAATGTTGTCTTTACACAATCGTACCATCTGCAGCAAGATCCTCGAACAGATCAGTGATCGGATCACCTTTACTCTGAAATTCACATGCATTAAATGGTACGCCACCTGCTGCCTGTGGCCAGACTCCCACTGTGTGATCGATATAATACGGTCCAAATCCGGATTTCTCAATTTCCTCCATGGAAAGGTCCCGGGTAAGCTGATGTACAATAGTGGATACCATTTCCAGATGACTGAGTTCTTCTGTTCCTATGTCGTTGAGCAAAGCAGAAGTCGTCCGGTTCGGCATGGTAAAACGCTGGGAAAGATAACGCAGGGAAGCGCTGATTTCACCATCCGGGCCACCGGAGTGCAGTACCCTATAATAGACCTGCAAACCCAGTGTTTATGCGGGTTTGCGGGATTTTCAATTCAGGAAATAATGATGTCAAAAGACATTTTTCCGGATTCCTTATCATATATGATCTGTTCCACAACACTTCTGATCAGATTTCCCTTTTCTTCATAACCTACGTCTGGATTCTTCAGGACATCCGCAACAGAACGGATTTCTTTCAGGATTTCTTCTGTGTCAGGCTGATCTGCCTGTTCTTCCTGCAATAGCTGCGAAAGGGCAGCAGTCAATTCTAACCGATCTGATACCAGACGGTCCTTATTATTCTTATATTCTTCCAGAGTATCTACGCCTGCCTCATAAGCCTCTTTGATTCTGCTTTCTCTCATGGTGAGTTTACTGATCTCTTTTTGTAACTGTTCGATCTGCAGTGAATGATCAGTCTTTTTCTTTTTGCATACATATGTAAATTCTGCTCCATCCAAGATCTGATCAAAATAACTTATCACAGCTTCTTCAGCCTTTTTGACTGATAAGGCAACAGAAGTCTTATGAAATCCCTTTGCGTACTTCCAGCACTGGAAATAAGGACACTTATTATTACCGGTGTAAGAAAGTGTGGCCCCGCAGACAGAACACTTCAAAAGACCGGATAGCCAGTGCTTACAGGTAGAAACATTCCGTGCCTTGACCGGACGTTTCCGGGAAGTGATCAGTTTCTGGCGTTTTTCATACCGTTCCCTGGAAAGACGTACCTCATGGCTTCCTTCAAATTCCACTCCGTTCCAGACAACAGTTCCGCAATAGAAGGGATTTCCAAGAATCCGGTCAACGCTGCGCCGCTCGAAGAGTTTTCCGCGTTTTGTCCGGTACCCGAGATCATTGCAACGCCTGGCAATAGCTGTCTCATCTAAGTTCTGATTATCATACAGGTCCATGATATAAGAGACAATGGCATATTCAGCTTCATTAATGATATAAGGCTTTCCATGTCCAACTGCAGTATAGCCAAGACAGGGAGACATCTGATAGCCTTTTTGCAGGGCTTTTTCTTTCATGCCACGCAAGACCTCACCCGACAATCGAATGGAATAGTATTCATCCATCCATTCGATGATGCGCTCAATCAGGCTGCCAAAAGGTCCCTCGATCAATGGCTCAGACACACTGATCACATCCACATTGTCTTTCTTGAGCATGCTCTTGTAAACAATGGACTCTTCCTGATTGCGGGCAAAACGACTGAATTTCCACACCAGGATTACATCAATAGGATGAGATGGCTGCTTCGCCAGAGCGATCATCTTTTGGAACTCCGGACGTTTCTGCGCATGCCGGCCGGAAACACTCTCAGTAAAGATAAAGTCTCCGGAAACAATCATGTCATTCTTCTGGGCATAATCCAGCAAAAGGCGCTTCTGTGCATCAGGAGATAACTCTGTTTGGTCCTCTGTCGAGACACGGATATAGAGAGCTGCTACTTTACTACTCATAAATATCACCTCGGTTTTATAAAATATGTAATTTTAAGTATAAAAATAACAGCCACACAAACGTTCCGGTTGTGTAACTGCTCCGAAGATGATACAATATTTTTTGCTAAAAGAAGGATCTCTTCGGAGGTTCTGATTAATGTCCCTGTGTTGTCAGCGCGGGGGCATTTTATTATTGAATTAATAGATTGTAAAGTTTATCTGCAATTAAAGATTCAAGACGTTCAAAAAGATTTTCTGGAAAAGAAAATATTTCAAAAACAGTTTTCCCATTAATAGTTTTATTCTTATATGGATCTAAAAGAGAATGTAATTCTGAAATAAAGTTAGAAAGGTAATACCTGTCGTTGATTAAAACATAAAGCGACAATAAAATTGCATACAAGTCATTTTTTCCCATTTCATGTGTGTATTCTGATGATGAAACAGCAGAATCACATAATGTAAATAGAGGTCTTTTAGGTAATTCAATGGAACTATTTACAGTAAAAATACGATGACCGTGCGCAATTTTGTTTCGGTATTCACGGAGCAGCATTAGTGCTTTCCGAAAAAACTCTTTTACGTCCTGAGATAGCAATTGAGAAGCTGATGGATTTGGATATATAAATTGATTACATATATTCGTTTTATCATCTTCTTTTAATATTCCATACCATTCGATTGCCAATCCGAAAGGTATGTTTGTTATCATAATCCATGGTGGAATATGATTTTTAGTATGCAAATAATGATTTACACTTTCATTATTTCTTTCGGATGTGATGCTGATTTTCAATTTTTGCAACACGGATCGTCTCTTGCCTCTTCTATTGGTGTAGTGTTGCTCTGACAGATAATCGCATTCTATACTATCAAAAATATTTTCCACAGGAGTAAATACACCATAATTACTACTTACAAGGTAAGATATTCTAGTTTTTAAAGATTGCTCTATATATAAAATATATTTGAATAGCAAATTACTTAAACTTGTGTCGAGCCAGTGCAATGTGTATAAATCTTCAAAAGATGTTCCATCAACAAAACTCTCAGTTTCCTGTGATAAAAGAAAACTGTTTTTATAACCATTTATTATAGTATAGTAAGAGATGGAACTTAATACATTTCGTGCAAATACAGGATCTTCAATCTTGATATTACGACTTTTAATTATTTCGATTTGTTCATCATATGTTTTAAATGGTTTATCAAAATTCGTATTCATAAACAGCAAAAATCCCTCCTATATAAATGATAAGAGGGATTTAAACTAGTCATATTTAAACGACCATCGCTTTCCCTACAAACTTATCATTTGGCATAAAAAAAGTCAAGCTAATTTTACTGGATCACCTACATGGATTATTGGATCAGAGGGTTTCAAAGGTCTAATTTGTGTTTCGTCAACCCGGAGAGGGACAGGTTCAGTAATTTCCCTTTCTAATATAGGAGAAAGAGAAAAGGGCTGAACAGTTCTTTTTATTGTTTTATTACTTCTACAAACAGAAAAAGATGGTTCAACACGAATAATTTCCAATTCTCCTTTAACATGTTCGAAATTTGCAAGTATAGATCCGTCCAGATCCTTGAGTTCTTCGCCAAATTCATAGACTTGTATGATATCCCCTAATTCCATTTCGGCATCAGTTCCTGAATTAATAATAAGGGTATTTTTATCAAGAATACGAATTACATTTCCAATACAATTTGGCCCATACTCTTTTTGTAAGTTAACTTTAGAATCACCCATAGTTTGAATCCTCCTTTAAACATTGAAATTATAAAAGGTCATAGAATCTTTTAATTACTACATATTTCATTAAAATGCCAAGGCGAATTAGTCCGGCAATGTAATCATATGTATCACCGCAAATGGTTCAAAATAAATAACATAATTATCAACAACAGCGTATACACCGTATTTAGCATGGTAACACTGCATAGCCTCTTTTAAATATTCCTCCGTAGCATCCAGATATTCAGCCATCTCATAAAGATTCCCACATCCTGCTTCATAAGCCCTGATCAGGCCGGCAAGCCCAATCTTTAGATTGTACCCATAAAGCCGAGCTCGATATTCCTGCTTTCGGCTTTCTGCCTTATTCTGGTCTAAAATGTTTCCAGAGCTGGTGCGATAATGCCCGATTTCTTCGGCAAGCACACAAGATTTTTCTGCTTGTGTTTCTATATCCTTTCGGATTGCTATGCGACTGCCACGGATCAGGCCGTCATGCCCAGTAAGCGGCTGCTCTTTGACAAGCAATCCTTCCTGATCGGCAGCAGTCAGTAATTGTTCGTAATTCAATTGGGATCACCCCTTTAGCAATTAAAATAAAACGGTTCTCTTTAAGCTGTTTGCTTGTAGTCAACAACTGCAATTTCAGTCAGCATACCTTTAACTTTTTGAATAATTTCTTCGATTCGCTCAAGTGTTTCACCATTTAAGTATTCTTCCCCGCATTGAGAACACTTTTCGCAAGGAACGTTCTTGATAATGATATAGCATCCCTGATAATCAGTCATGTAAGTTGTTGTAGAAGATTCAATATTACCTTTGCAGTAAAAACAAGTCATTATGCGTTCTCCTTTCTGGTTTTGAAATCAGATTCCCATTTATCAAAATTGGGGAAATAAGCTGTTATAAGGAACAAATCCGATTTGTGATTTCCGATGACTACATGAAGATATTTATCTTCGATGCTCATCCCCAGAATTAAACAACTGGGGTAAGGATAATCATCTGGATATTGTTCGATGATTTCTCCATTCATAATACAGGATATTACATCTTTTAAGAATATTCCACGCTGTTCCAGCCTTTTAGCTGCGTGGAGTGTAATACGAATGTTTTTAGGTATACATAGTTTACGCAATTCCAATATATCTAATGCCATATCATTTCTCCCATTCTGAATCATCATTCACAATACTAATCATGAGGCAGATTCAGGAAGCAATTCCAAAGTAAACATTATGTCATATCCGTCTTTACCGGTTTCATAATCTGTCACATCTTTGTACTGAGCATATGAATAATAAGTTGTGTAGACTTTATATTTGCCACCTGATATAGATGCCTGCATACTTACGACTCTATTTTGTTTGAGCAAATTAGATATCCTAGATGTGCTTCCTTTTTTGACATGCCCTACAACTTGCTCATCTATTATGGCTGTAACAATGTTTTTTTCTTGCGAATCTTTTTCGACAATTAACCGCGGATTTTTACAAATAAAATTATATTCGTATTCCTTTTCACCTTCATAGGCACGGCTTATGAAATCTTTTTTCTTTAATTCATATGTGTTGTTTTGATGAACGGGAAGGGAATCAATAGCTTTTTCACAACCAGTACGATCTATATGGCAATTTAAATATTCATATTCAATTTTGGGCTTCTTTTTGAAAAAATTAAACAATCCCATTTTCACCACCTGCTTTCATCATTCATAATATCTATATCGTGTTTCTGTCCTTCCGGAGTAACCTCAATATCCGTCCTGGCATGAGCTGCAAGAAGATCTTCTTCCATCTGCTGAGTGGAGAGAAGGTTCTTAGAGTAGGTGAGAACCTTTCTCTGGTTGTGAGGAGACAATTGATTGCATACTTCTATGATCTCCTTACACTGAGCAGAGACGGAAGAACTCTGAACAGATTCTACCTTATTGGGAACTCTTTCCATAGGAATGTCAGCAGTAGATTCCCAACCCATAAGGTATGCCGGAGTTACTCCGAGAGCAACAGCTAGTTTAGCGATTTTGTCTCGGCGCATATTTGCGATGATTCCATTTTCCCATTTCCTTACAGTACTTTTGCCAACACCGACTCTATTTCCTAGTTCTTCTAATGTCATATTATTCTCGGAGCGCAATCGCTTGATTCTATCTCCCATATTTTCCATTTTACATATCACCTCCGATATTGAGATTATATCATGAACGTGTCTTTTACGCAACATATAAATGCGAAACAAGATAAAAAGTGTCATAAAATACACAAAAGGTATTGACAAGAATAAAGAGATTGTGGTAAGTTGATAGTGTCCTAAAAGACACTGAAAGGAGGGAAGAGCGTTGGACAAATACAAACTTGAGTATGAAATGAAAAAGAGAAAAGTGTCTCAGGAACAACTCTGCAAAGCAATAGGCATGAGCCGCTCTGCGTTTTACAGAAAATGCAATGAAATATCTGAATTTACTCAGGGTGAAATTCAAGCTATAGTTGACTATTTAGAGCTTGACTCTCCAATGGGGATTTTTTTTAAAGAAAAAGTGTCTTAAAAGACACAAAAGGACACAATTTAGATACCTAGAAAGAGGTGAGATAAATATCAACGATTGTAGTAGCCATAATTGCATCAGCAATTACCGCCAAAATAGTAGCCACCTACTATTTTAAAAAAGTAGATGGCTATGTTAAAGAAATGTGTGAAATGACAAATAAAAATAATGAAAAAACACTGTCTATTGTACACAAACTTCAAAGAAATTCTCTCCCAAAGGAGTAAGACACCCAAAATATTTTTTGATTTCCAGTTTCTTTGGTTTGTTTAGACTCTCTGTTTGTATAGAAAGAAATTTATAATATTCAGTTTCTTTAAAAGGCTCATAAATAGAATCGTCCACTAGAGAGGCATCGGTTATTAGTTCTATTATTCCTAATCGGTTAAGAGAGGAAATAGAAGAGCAAGCCTGCTCGAGGCTAATTTCCGAAAATGAAGGAATATAAACGTTTGAAATAAGGGTATTGAAACTATTATCGCTGTAATCTTTTAAAATATAATCAACTAATGGAAAGCTATCTCTAGGATCAAGGCTTTTTAAAATTTTAGCATCTAAAGGACTCATTTGTTTAATAATTTCTGCAAACGATGGATGAACAGCTTGAGTGTAACTGTCATCCATAGACTTAGATATTAAATTTACAAATAGTTTGCGGAGATCTTCTGATTCAATACAGTATTTGGAGTTTTCAAGAGCTTGGGCGGTTGTCTGAATGTTTGGTTCAGTAAGGTTCTCTTCGGGAATAGCTGCGATTGATTGAGATAACTCTTGACCATACAGTTCAAGGTCATGAGCGTATTTCATGCGACGCTTATCAGCGGCTTGAGTAATTCCGCCAAAAACCAAAAACCATAGATCAGAAAATGTTTGACCTATTCCTTGAGTTGGCTTATCAGTGAGATTTTTAACAGCGTTATCAATAGAATCTGGTAACTCAGGAAATTTGATAAGGGAAGGATCTTTATCAGACATAGTTATTACCTTCTTTCTTATGTACTAGGCATGGCAGTGCCTGTAATACCAGAATAGGAGAGCAAAGAGGAAAAGTCAATAGCTGTCAGACCAGAATGAGACAAATAAGCAACCATGATAAAAGAAAAGAGGTGAGATGATTGAGCACACCAGAAATAGAAATCACTATCATTGGATCAACAGAAAATATTATGAAAGCGGGAAAAATCGCAACAATAATTAAGAAGGTTAAAGAGGAAACAAAAGCTTACCCGCATGTGAAAATTAAGATTACATGCGGGTAAGTGGATATTAATTCTCTGCTGTTACTTCAAATGTTCCGATAACTGATTTATCAATATTGTAATTTCCATTTTCTGATAATAGCTGATAATTGCAGTCAGTTGGAAATTTGTAAGTTAAAAAATCGTATTCGGATACGCAGATCAATTCACCAAGAGCATCAATATAACTGATCTTTTTGATGTCGTGATAGGTCTTGATGTGTTTAACACTTGTATCGAAGATTAATACAGTAAATTTCATGAGAATTCTCCTTTCTAAATCTACTCGGGTATGCCAGTACCCTGTAATACAAGAATAGGAGAGAAACAAAGAGAAGTCAACAAAGGCCGTTCGACAAACTGCTTAAATTTTTATAAACAGTAACCCATACATATCATTTCCCATACCATAAAGAAGAGGTGAGGAAGATGTCAGAACTAAAACTGGTGACAAGAAATATCCGTATTAATGGAATTCAGTATAAAGCCAGTGATATGTCAGAAGAAGAAATCAAATGCCTGCTCATCCAGAGGCAGGATGAACTTCTTCTGAATATGAACTACGAAAGAAAAGCCGCCGGTTAAGGCGGCAGAAAGGACAAGCTATGAAACAATACATAATCATAGTAGCCTGCATCCTTGTAGGGAAATATGTGGACATCCCAGTCTGGTTTAACATCCTCTTTGGGATATCCGCATACTGGGCGGTAGATCAGCTTAGAAGAGTTCAGGAGGAAGAAACATGTTCAGAGACAAAATAAGAGAGATTCTGGAGCTTGTACTCAAAGCTGAAGAAAAGAATATTTATGTGGCATACAACTATGACACAAACACAAAAACATTAACGATCATAACAAACACAAAGGTATTTGCTTTTAAAGACAATGAGTATATAGAAGAATGGTCGGAAGAATGCATTCAGTATCTCAAAAGTCTGATCGGGGAGAGAACAGAATGACTGAAGAAGAAAGAATAAGGGAAGTAGAACGGATTTCCAGAAGAACCAAAGAATCGGTAAAAATTCCTTCGGATCAGCA